TCCCTCGAAAGAAATGGACGAAGTAGACGACTTATTTGCGGAGTTATTTGGAGAAACCGACCCGACCCCAACCCCTGTTCAACCCGTGTGCAACATTGGTGACGGGTACTGTGAGGCTTGCGGCGGAGACTAACTCTAGTTCTATAACGGTTAACCTGTTTTAAAAATGGTTAACCCTTGACAAACCCTTTGAACCCTGTTAAAATAGTTAAAACACCAAGAGCAAGATTTAGACATGGAAGACTTCACTAAAGAAGAATTAATAAATATATCCCGTCTTCTCCTGTTCGCTTTGCATCTACAAGCAACGGAAGCGGGGAATGGGAACGGGACAAGTGCAATAGCTGTGATACCAGCGGAGATGCGGGATATGTTGTATGAAGGTGAATTAATCTTTTCCACCCTTGTAAATCCTGAAGGTGACATAGTAATCACTACCCAACTCCAGACGACCTAATTTTCAACCCAGCGCAAAGTACAAATGTTCTTACCACTTTATTATCATGCGGCTGAAGGGAGTCTAGAACCGTCGCCCTGTGGTTACGGTCATATCGTCCCAGGTCATGCCTGTTATTGTTCGCATCCCGAATCTGTTTCAAAATGTCCAATCTGGAAAAAATATGGGTTAGACCCTGAAAAGTGGAATTTCAGTGGGGATTGGGATGAAGAAGGTTGGGAAAGCGGTTGTAAATATTTCGTACCCTACCCCCTTGACATCTAATCTACCCTCTGTTATACTGGGGTTAACCCAACAAAAACTGGTTAAGTGAAAACCAAGCTTAATCAATCAGGGTTAAACCCCCTTTAACTAGGGAAAAGCGGGCAGTTAGCTTGTGGAGTGGGGTTAAGCCGTCTTACCCACTGTGAAGCAAGAAATCAAACCTAATGTCTAGTACAGGTGTTCTACTATAAACCCAATCTAAAGGTGAAAAATGGCTAAACTCTATGTGACGAAATACTGCCTGACTAATGGGGTATACGAGGCAGAAGGGGATATTGAGGGTGAATCTTCCTATGTCCATCTGAGATACAGTTTTGGTGGGAAAGACTATCTTCAGTTGGGGAGAGACGTTTTTGAGTCAATCGAAGAAGCTAAAGAAAATTTCCTAAAACGAAAAGAAAAAGAAATCTCAAGTATGGAAAAGGAATTGGCTGAGTTAAAGGAATTAAAATTTTTCTATGCTAGAAGGGGTAAAAACTGTTGAGGATATGCCGAAGATTCAGTTAATTCGTCGTTCTAACGGTTTAATTGTTTCTCACTGACTTATGAAAAGCCGCCCTTTAGCGATAGTGGAGGGCGGGGTTTCAGACCCAATTTTTCGATGAAAATGCTCAAAAATAACGCTGAAAAAATGTTAAAAGGACAAACCCCAGTACCAACGATGTTAAAACCTGAATTTGCTGACTTAAAACCATTACCGAAACTGGTTATCTGTTTTGGAGAGTCTGGCTCTGGGAAATCGGAGTTCCAACGGATTTTAGAATCTTGTCTAAATTTTTCTTGGATTCACCCAATTAATGACTTTAAACAATTCCTGGAGCGAAAATTTGGTTTACAGAAAGGGGCGATGCACACCCCTGAAGGAAAAGCCACAAAGTTTGAGTTCAATGAGTTTTTCCCCAAAGACTTAGAAATCCATCTGTATTGGTTCTTAGCAGACCACTATGGTATTTCAGGAATTGAAACGCCAGACTATGTTAATGGAACAGGGAAAACACTAGGTACAATCACCAAACTAATGGTAGACCGTATATTTGCCCAAGCCAAAACTTTGGGGGAAATAGAAACCCTGGCTTGGAAAGAAATGAAAGACATTGACCCTCATTTTTCTCTACCCTATGTCAGACGAGAATTAACCCGGTTACTGCGAGAAGGCAAGGACGTAGTAATGTTGGCAATAAGAAACCAGCATGAACAAGTTTTAATCCAGGAGGTAATGGAGCAAGGTAACTGTATTCCCCATTTAGTAAAAATTAACCGTCCTGGTTATGAAGGCTTATTTACTGATGTGGAACAAGATGAGATGTTCAATGCTTTGCATGGGGTAGTTCCTGAAACCCAAATCTACTTGAGGACTAATGACTTCCCCACTTTAGCAGAGTGGAAAGCTGAGTGTTACGAATTAGGGTACTTTCTGAAGTATAGTTTGGGTTTACCAGGTTTGACCCTATCCTAACCCCGTTAGGACTCTATTAGCCCAGGCTAACCCTGTTCAACCTCGCCTAGCCCTTAGTCCGCCCAAACAATATAACCCAGTGTAGCCAAAAGCCGCACTGGGTATAGCTTTGTGTTCGCCCAGACCAAAAAGTTAAAAAATAAAAAAAATTTGGATGAGGAATAACTGACGCTTTTAGGGATACTTAAAAGAGGGGTATGGGGGGTCTACCGTAGAGTTTAATCGGGATTAAAACAAGCGGAACAAGGGAAAGACAGGTTTAAGGTAGTTAACCTCTACAAAGAAGCTTTAAAGGGGGTTAAACTAAGGATTAACCAATCCAGACTAAGGACTACCTTTAGGGATAGATAGGGCTAGAACCCCAGCAATAAGGGTAGTAGTGGCATCTACTAATTTTGGGGCGTACTTATCGGGTTCTTTAATAGATAGTACACCTAAAAAAACAAAGCCTATAGAGGCAAGGGTCATAATTATCTGACAGGGTTTCATAATACATGAGCTAGATTACACATTCAGGATGAGCGATTGGGGGTTCTGCTTTAGACCCACCTTTGTTGAAATTTATTAACATTTTCGGTAGTTTTATACTAAGGTTAAAGTCTAAAAGTTTTTTCTTAACCCTCTTGACATCTAATCTACTCTCTGTTATACTGGGTTTAACCCAACAAAAACTGGTTAAGTAAAAACCAAGCTTAATCAATCAGGGTTAAACCCCCTTTAACTAGGGATAAGCGGGCAGTTAGCCCGTGTTAGCTTGTAGAATGGTGTTAAGCCGTCTTACCCACTGTGAAACAGGAAATTAATGTTAATAAAAGTTAACATTACTATAACGGAATATGGTTGTACTAAGTCTACCCCCTGCAACAAGCCTGACTAATAGATAGTTTCCCAACTATCTATTGCAGGCTACACTATAGTATGGTTGTACTAGGGGAAAGTTTATACGGTTTATCAGGTATTGTCAAGCCCTCAACCATTAGAATTTCTTATCTATAGCTATAACCGTTGCTTATACATGGACTTCCTTTGACAATGGTCAAGGATAGACTAAGATTGACAATACACCCAAAATAATAACAGACCCTAGATTAGGATAAGAGATATGTCAGAGCAAACGATTTTCGGTAAACTATTCAAGGCCAAGAGAAACTGGTCTGTAATGCCGATACAATCCGGAAACTGTGTACACGGGGCAGAAAAGACCGTACAGAAAGCACTTCAGGCACGGTTATTAGAACTACCCGTTGGCGAATGGATTAAAGAAGGAGCCAGACGGGAAAAGCATTGGTTAAGCGAAGATGGCTTACGTTTGTTGGCCTCTAATTTTAAGGATGAGCAAAAACACGATGAGCAATTAGATTATTGCTACCGTAACTTAACTCTATGTGACCGTGAGACTAAAGAGGAGATAGAAAAGGAATCTCAAGAAATCATCCAAAAATGGTTCAAGATGGGTGAGAAATACCACCCCATCTTAGTCACTTGGATTGCTGAACAATCTGTATTCTTTCCCGTACTAACCATCTACCGTAGACTAGGCGGTGTACAGTTGGCTAGTGTGGCCGCCGAGATTAGTCGAGATGAGGCTATCCATGCCCGTACCAATGGTACTATGTCAAAAATGCTAGGTCAACAAATAACGCCTGAATTAGACGACCTAAGACAGGAAACGATGGAATGGCTCACCAGTGACTTAGATGGCTCTATAGATGGCATTTACGGGCAACAGAAAAGCTATCTTGACCAGTCTTACAAACTACTACATGAGGGAAAGTATATAGAGTTTAAAGATACCAGTGCCGCTATCATGGTAGGATTCTTTGAGACCCACCGTAGTCATATCCCCCGCTACGGAACCGTATAGTCCCACCCCCTGCAATAAACCCACCCAATCAAGGGTGGGTTTTGGATTTAATGGGGGGGTTAGGTGGGTTTAACCCAATCTAACCCCGTTTAAGATGTCTAGCGTCGGTTTACTCTTGTTTGAACCAATTCAGACGATTCAAAATTGTCTCGAATATGAGTATTGAAATAGCGACCGATTGATTCAGCCAATTCTAAGTCTTGGAATACATCCTGCGGTACATCGTGGTACAGGTAATCACGGCCACTATTGAACACGATTCTTAAAGTGTTGTCATCATACCCGATAGCTAGGATTGCACTGGATTGAACTGTTTCTAAGTTAGGAATCATAATTTTTGCTCTGTTGTTTGGTATGTGTCCACTATAGCAAAGTTGGGTCTAGGTTGTCAAGCCCTAATTAATAAGGATTTCTTATCATTCAACCATAAGAAATCCTTATAGGGGTTAGTCTTTTGAGGTTAAAGCTTCAACTAATTGGATTTTTGTTAACCGTCCATAGTTTTTAACTTTTCTCTTGCTGGCCATAGCTTTCAATTCCCTGATAGTATACAGGTTTGCAAGGGTAAAATCAGGGACAGGTTCAAGGGGGGCAGGGACAGGTTCAACGATGGTCGGAGGGGTTTCTACCCCTACAAAAAATTCAGGGGGGGTTTTAGGCTGTGTTTGTTTAAAAACCTCGTCAATGAAGTGGATACAAGCTGATACCGATGCAAAGAACATTAGAACAGAAATACTGAGATGAACCGTCTCACCTAAGATAAGATTAGCTAGTTGATAGTTAGACATTTAAAGTACCTCTTGTTTTGGTTTGAATTTGGTTAACCCGGTGAAGTGAGTGGGTTAACCCTTTGCTTATGTTTCTATTATGCCTTACTTTTTAGGGTCTGTCAAGAGTTAATGTATTAGAATAACTTATCAAGGTTATAATAGTTACTAATGGGTTGGGGTTAACTCTTGATTATTTTTTCTAGGTAGGTATAGCGTACCGTGTACGGTTGATGAACATACGGTTGTGATTGAGATTAAGTCCATAGTTAGTTCCGTCCTGTCTCACTTAGTAAGGTTTGCAATCACCACTAACCACTTCCAAGTCCGTACAGACTTTATTATTCGTCAGTGGTGATTCCTGAGAGAGATTAACCACCAGCAGAACAAAAGGAGCCAATAAAATAATTACTGCCAGTGTGTAAATTTTGTTCATTGCACATCTCCGTTCTATGTTTCTATTATGCCTTACTTTTTAGGGTCTGTCAAGAGTTAATGTATTAGAATAACTTATCAGGGTTATAATAGTTACTAACGGGTTGGGATTAACTCTTGATTATTTTTTCTAGGCAGGGATAGCGTACCGTGTACGGTCTAGGCTTTTATGGGAATCGGTAGTATCGTTTAACCAGACCGTAACGACTGTCCAGTGTAGGGGGGTTTCGGCAGAAAACACCATAACTAAGTCTTTGGTGTTTGAGTATGGGAAACGGTAAACATATCGAGGAAACTGTCTGGTCAAGTTTAATTCTATCAACTTACCGCTAGAGGGGTTAATGACAGACGGTAAATTAATTACACCGTCTCTTTTGGACTCTATCCGTGCATGGGGGGTGTACCGCAGGCTACGTTTAGCTGTAGGAAACTGGAAATCTTTAGGGAAACCTATTTGATAATGGTAAATCATGGTAGGTACTTGTTGGGGTGGGTTTGTTTTCTTTCATGTATCTACTATAGCAATATTATAGGGGTCTGTCAAGTAGGTCAATCATTAATCTTTCTTATGGGATTGATTATGGTAACTTATATAAGATTAGCTTATCCGTTAGATAGTTTAACTTATATAAGTCTTGCTTATGAAATTGATAAGGCTACCTTATCTGAGGGTAGCCTTTAGGATTTATTTATTTTTGGTTTTATCTAGTAACCGTTGTACCCGTTCTTGCATCTCTACCCTCACATAACTCGTATAGGCATAGGTGAACCTACCCACTCACACACCTGCAATGAACTCCCTAATCCTATTAGTTGGGTTAGGGAGTATTGCATGGGTTAATTATTCGTGAAGTACACAGTAGTCAAAATCATATTCAAACAATAACAGATTAACTCGTCGGAATAGAGACTCGTAACGCTCTGAGCGAAGATGTAGGGAGTAGGATATTTGGTAGTATTTGTCTGGGTCTGGGTCTTCTGGGTCTTCACTGGAAAACCAATTTGTTGAGTCGTCGTCGTTGTTAGCGACTATCCCTAAACTGTGTGCTAATCTGATTAGACCATCCAAGCCTATCTCCGATATTTCTTGCCAGTAATCTTCTTCTATATCTAGTGTTTCTAGGTTTGGGTCATATTCGCAGTGATAACCCTTAAAATAAAATCCTTGTTCCGAATATTCCCCATCGACTGCTGACTTTAGTGAAACTACTTGATAGACGATTCTAAATTGAGACATAATCGGTTTCCTTGTAGGTATGTTACTATTATATCAGGGTTTACTGGGTATTGTCAATCCCTCAACCATTAGAATTTCTTATCAGTGGGTATAATGGAAACTTGTACACTTCGCCGTCTATCTTTACCTCCACATAACCCGTATAGGTATAGGTGAACTAACCGTTACACGCACCTGCAATGAAAACCCTAATCCTATTGGTTGGGTTAGGGAGTATTGCAGGGGTTAACCAAAATTTAAACTGGTTAACCCTGAGTTAACTATTTAAACCGGTACAATTCAATATAACCTTTGGTTTTAAGAATTTCTACCAATGAATAAGGGAAATGATTGGCAATGTCTATGAACCATAATCGGTCATAAATTATACTTACCTCACCATCATAATCATAGTAATAATCATCAGTCAGGAAAAAGTAATCTTCCATACCCTCAACACGAGGAGATAACCATTCGTCGCATAAGGCATCCTCTAACAAGTCAAACCATAAGTAATCTACAGGTTTATCGAAAAACTTTGGATTTTCCTCTAATTCTTGAAAAAATTCTAAAGTTGGGACTAGGTATATTACATCATCCAGTCTATAGATACTAAAGTATACCCCCTCACGCACTAGGTTGTCTTGGAATCTTTCGCTTAGTATGAATAACATTTTGGCTTCCTTTTTGATTGGTTGTTACTATTATAGCAGTGTTTTTCTGGACTGTCAAGGGTTAACTTGGTTAAATTTTGGTTAACCCTTGATTTAGGTTAGTCTAAGGAATCTTCATCCTGCCGGTCGGTTATTTCACGGGCGATTTCTTCGCAGGCATACCACACCATGAGATTATAAAACTCATCTAGAGATTCTAACATATCAGCCCGTTTGAAAGAGGAAATCATCTCAGCCACGTTTTTACAGCCCAATTGTTCCGCTTGTTCAACTGCATAATCCCAGATTTCCTGTCCATATTTTTCCCATAACTCGACACATTCCGAATATGTTGTTACACCGGGAAAACCACAATCCACCCCATGATTTACAATATCCTCAGCATACTCGGAGAGATTTTCCTCAAACCATTCTTTAAATTCTTTCATTTTTTTTTCCTCGTCGGTATGTTTTCATTATGGCACTTTTTCGGGGGTCTGTCAAGGGTTAACTTGGTTAAATTTTGGTTAACCCTTAATTAAGGTTTAGAACTTAAATGTTCCATACGGGCTTAGATAGAACTCTGTAACATCCTCTTGATTAGGTGGGAATGCCTCTACCCATTCCACTATAGCATCTATCAATACATCTCGGTTGACTGTCATTTGGGATAAATTCTGATAGAATACTTTGTCATCCCAGTAGTACAAGTGTACTTCCCTCAGTGGGTTTTCTAAGTCAGAAATTTCTAATCCATCTTCTGCTAGTAACTGCTCACAGGTTAAGATTTGCGCATAGATTTCTTGTAATTCACAGGTTAACAGTGTTTCTAGATACCAGTGGTAAGTAAACATAATCGGTTCCCTCTTTGGTATGTGTCCATTATAGCAGTGTTTTTCGGGTCTGTCAAGGGTTAACTTGGTTAAATTTTGGTTAACCCTGAGTTGAGTTTAGAATGCGTATGTCGCTAATTCAGCTTTTCTGGTTTCTAGGAACTCCCGACGGTTTCTGGTTATCACCTTGAGTTGATACCCGTAGTGTTCCTCTAGGAATTTCTTATACCAAGCATATTCGTCTGGACTAGCAGGTACAGTATCACTAACGACCCAATGGGGGTCACATCCACCATGCCCCCCTACATATTCCCATGATTCACAGTAATAGGGGTTATCGCAACTGACGATTTCTGGAAAAATGGCTATAATACTATTTGAGTATTTTACCCATTTACGAAAAATTACTTTTGTGGGGGAGTTTTCAGTAGTCATAATCGGTTCCCTCTTTGGTATGTTACTATTATGGCATTGTTTAAGGGGAAAGTCTAGTGGACAGTTAAGGAACTGTCACACTCCCTACTTAACTAGGTTAGATTGAGTTTAACTTAGTTTAACTCTAGTCTAAGTAAATCCATCCTCGTATGGACATAGCGTTACACTCACCGAATTTTTTTGAGGACTCCGAAAGTCGGTCTAATACAGCCTTATCACAACCGTTCTCATCCCAGAACCCAGAACCATGATGATTACGGTTTAGGTAGAAGTTATGACCTACCAGTTCTTCGCTAAACCCAGACTCTAGAAAGATATTAATATCCTCTTGGTTTTCGCTTAAGAATCTTTCTACATCCCGTGCGGCTTTTTCTTTGGATTTATTGGTGAAACCGTGACCCATTTTAGGGGTTTCCCCTCCCTTTTCCCCCTGACAACACCATTCTGCGGCCGTTAAATAACCACTTATATAGGGGGAAACATCATCAGGGACGTGGTTAGGATAAAATTGGGGCATATTTTTAAGGGTGGTTAAGGTGGTTAACGGTTTAGTTCTGTGTGTCAAGATTATATTTCTTACCTGAGTAGGTTTTGTTGCAATCATTACATTGAAACACGGGATAAGGGTTTCCCTTTACATCCTTTTTAGTAGCTCTTTTCTTGACCTTTAATGACCCACAATGTGGACACTGTTTACCGACTAGGGTTTTATAAAAACCTTTAGATTTTTTTAACCATTGTTCATCAGAAATAATTCCTTCCCCCCAAGATACTAAATCGGGCAGAATTTTGGACAGAATTGGTAATCTTGAATGAGTCATAAACTGTTCCCTCTTTGGTTGTTACTATTATGGCATTGTTGTAATGGTTTGTCAAGGGTTAACTGGGTTAAATTTTGGTTAACCCTTGACTAAGGTTAGGACAGGGTTAATTCTAATTGGATTCCATCTACCCAATTAGGGTTAAAGAGTAACATTAGTGCATCCCGTAATTCCGACCGTTGTGGTGTGCTTAGTTCCGAAAAATCAAAATCACTATCATCAACGTCCTCCTGTAAATCTGTGTTATTGACTACTGCATTTAGAAAATCATAGGGGTCAATCAGTAAGTCTATAGGGTCGTGAGGGTCGTGATTTTTATTGGCTATTTTGCCCTCTAATTCTGGTAATATCTCCAAAATTTTCTTAGCACACTCATTACATCCTGTCTCGTTCCAATATTCCATCCATTTTTCATTTTGTATTTCACCATACACTTGTTCGTCTAGCAGGTAATAAACGGTCTTTATCTGCTCAATAAGGTTGTCAATCTCTAGCACTAGAGGACTATCCTTTTTTAACAGGATGGATGTAAACCGTCCGAAAAACCCGCCGAAACTAGCTTCTATACAGTCCTCATTGTTAATAAAACGGGATAGCACTCGATAGTTAGCCATATCCGATATTTCTGACGCATCCGACTGCGAATAGACTACATAATATCCTTCGTAGTTAGTGCCTAAGTAGTTAGGAGCATCTTGCCATAATTTCAGGTGTTTCGCTTTCATTTTTTCCTTCCTTGATTGGTTTAGATTGGTTTAGTAGGTATGCAATCCCTTGCTATCAAAGCAAAATAACTCCATATAAGTTCGAGAAATTTCAGAATGAACAAAAGCCTTAATCTTTATTCGATTTTCTGGCATCCAAGCTTCTAAAGTAATATAATATGACTTTAAGAAGCTTTTTAGTTGTGTATCATTCTTGACTTCTAAATCAAAGCTTAATCGATTTTGAATCTCACCAATTGTATCCTTAATTAAGCGATTTTTAGAATCACGAACTTCAAAACAAATCCGAAATTTTTCCGACATTTTGCCCTCTTTTGTGTTTCTACTGTTTACCGATAACCGATAACTGATATTTGTTTTGAAGACTGATAATTAATCCTCTAATTCCCAATCTACATAGTCGATATTATCACGCCAATCAAGCAGATTGGGCATCTCATTCTCATCCCCAAAACTAAGCGTGATAGCCGGGTAGATATTTTCAAGCAATTCTAAGGCTTGTTTTTTGCTAGAAGCGGGTAAGGTTACTTCCAATTCAATGCGAAGTATTCCAGAAAATTCTTTAAGTTTTGTCATGGTTTCCTCGTCGGTATGTTTCTATTATGGCATTGTTCATCTGTTCTGTCAACCCTTTTTGGGAGTGGACAGTTTAGAAAGTGTCCACTGTCTAAGCCCCTAGTTACGGGTTATACTAGCATTCATAGGAGTAACAATCCCAGAATTTATACTCACTTTCTGGGTCTGTCCAGTCTATAACTACATTCTCCGATTTAAATTCCAAGTCCACCATAAAGTCAGTTGGCATTCCCTGAAAATCCCCAGAATTATATATTAACCATTCCTCGATTCCTTCTTTAACATCTCCCTTCTGTTTTATTTTTTCCTCAATGTCATATAATTGACGGCTGTCTAGGGAAATTTCTTGGCACTGTTCTTGACCGTACCATCCGTTTCCAATTAGTCTTACGAAGCTTTTAACTACTGTGTACTTCATGATTTTCGCTTTCCTGTTTGTTTTGGTTGATGTATCTATTATGGCATTGTTTTTCTGTCCTGTCAACCTTTTTGGGAGTGGACAGTTTAGAAAGTGTCCACTAGGGGTTGAATTGGGGATAACTGTCTCTCAAGATGTCTCTGTAATCTTGACAGTATTCACTAAAGTCAAAACTGTTACTTCCCATATAGATTGTCCATACCAATTGATTACCGTGCAAATGGTACACCCGGCGACTAAAAAATCCTACTCCCCGTTCTATATATCGGGGGAAAATTTCCCCATTGGGTTTAGGGTAATTTCCTATAAATATTTTGCTCTCGTCTATCACTTGTTTGACTCCTATGTTTCGGCTTATGTGTCTATTATGGCATTGTTCATCTGGTCTGTCAAGTCTTTTTGGAGTGGACAGTTTAGGAAGTGTCCACTAGGGGTTTTACTAGGGATACTTCACATTTATAGGGAATGTTATATTCCCATAACAGCCTATTCGTACCCGTCGTTTACTGAAATGTCGTACACCCTTTTCTGCATAGAAAAGGAAGATTTCACCACTTCCAAATTTGTACACCCGTTTACTGAAATGTCTTACACCTTGTTCTATATAGAACAGGTAGTTTCTACCTTTTCTATTCCCAATAAATACTTTGTTTTGATTGGTTCCCACTTGTTTGACTCCTGTTTTTCTTTCGATGTCACTACTATAGCAGTGTTTTCTATGGTAGTGCAACCCCTAGTGGACACTTTGATAATTGGCACACTGGGTAATATTTACCCCCCTTTCCTATGTCTAGTACTAGTGTACCAAAGAGTGGGCTTCATCGGCTGACGTGAAAGCCTTATTTGTACCTGCAATTCATTTACCACAGGTTAAGATTTGGTTATGGTTGGCGGGAAAGCCTTATTCGTGCCTGCAATACCTTTTACACTTAACCCAGTCTTTACCAGTCTTAACCCAGTCTTAACCCAGTCTTAACCAGTCTTAACCCAGTCTTAACCCAGTCTTAACCAGTCTTCCCTATGTCTAGTACAAGTGTACCAAAGGGTGGGCTTCATCGGCTGACGTGAGACTCAGATTTGTGCCTGCAATGTTTTTCACGCCCTAAACACCACTTCAACCCTTGGGCTAGTACAAGTGTACTAGGGGTGGGAGGGGTGTCCGCCCAAACTATATTGGACAAGATAATTATTCCTAGCTAGGATAGAAAATATGGCTTTAACTTTTGCCCCCCCAGTCCCCGCGAGTGGACATTATCAACTAGACCCTTTATACGTTAACTCCGGTGTTGACATCGTTCGTGCTTCTTACGGTTATAATTTGAATGGTACTGCTGATGCTGACCAATTACTTCAACGTCAAGCCATCATTGCTCTTTTAGAGTTTGCTATCGAAGATACCGCTTTCGTTAATGCTATTCAGGCAATTGCCGCTACTGCTGGTGTTACTACCCCTGCTTCCTTCGTTTCGGCGATGGTTACTAAATTAACTGCTTAATCCGTCCTAATCTGGGTCTGATTCAGCCTTAACCAAGCCCCCCAGTCATGGGTGGGTATTTTTTTGTACCTATTCCCCTTATTGCAAGCATATTATTATTAAGTCCCAAACCCCTTTCCATAATGGTTTTTTTATTGCTTTTAGCTTCTTTAATGGTCTTTGCCATTACTATTGTAGCCATTGTTGGTTTACTGTTGGCTTACCGTCAACCTCCTGAACCTCAACGCTTTGATGATTTATCCGATTTCGATTTATTAGACCCTAGGGAATTTGCTGACCGTAATTAAACCGTCAACAACCACACATTTTTGTTGTGTTCTAATGGGTGATTAGGGGTCATCCTTTTGGGTGATGGGTGTGGATAACTTTAACCCCCTTGAGCAGTACAAATGAACTAATATATAACTATATAGTTATATAATTATATGGTCAAAAAGAGCTTTTTGTGTGGCTGAAATCAGCCCCTAACCCTAAACCTTCCTAATTTCGCCTCC